AGGTGTGCAAAAATTAGCAGCAGCAAATTCAAATACTGCAACAAGACATATATTACATAGTTCTTTATATATAACAACTACATTAGCAGAAGCAATATCTATAAGAATAAAAGACGTTTTAGAATTCCATCCGCAAAGAGATGCAATGATTGGTGGTATAGGTAGATTTAGTGTAGGAGCATTGAAAGAAATGAGTACGCTACATTTACATGATTTTGGCATATTTCTAGAATTAGATCCTGATGAAGATGAAAAACAACTTGTTGAAAACAACATACAAGCAGCACTATCAAGAGATCAAATATTTTTAGAAGACGTTATTGATATAAGACAAATAAAAAACATAAAGTTAGCTAATCAATTATTAAAATATAGAAGAGGCAAAAAAGAAGCAATGGATCAAATGAAAGCAGAAAGAAACATTGCTGCTCAATCACAAGCTAACGCACAAGCAGCCCAAGCTGCTGAGCTTGCTAAAGCGCAGGCTGAAAATATTAAAGTAGAATCTAAAGGTAAGCTAGCACAGTTACAATCACAATTAGAACTTGCTAAGTTAGAAAAAGAAGCTGCAACTAAAAGGGAACTTATGCAATATGAGTTTGATTTAAATGTTAAGCTAAAAGAAATGGAACTAGATGCAAAAAAAGATATGCAGAAAGCTCCTTCAAACCCAGAGCCTAAAAAAGGCTTTGAATCTTCTGGTAATGATGTACTAGGGGGTATTGATTTAAGCAGGTTTGAACCAAGATAATTTTTACAAACTATTATATATTATTAAATTATGGCAAAGTGGACAGTAAAAGGCGCCGTTGATAGCGAGCCTAAGTCAAAAAAAGAAACAGAACAAGCGGTTCTTGATAAAGCTGTTGAGAAAGGAGAAATAGACCCTCAACAAGCAGGTAAAGAATCAGATGAAACACCAAAAATTAATTTAGATGCCGTTCAGAAGCAAAGCACAGATGAGGTTCCTGTACGCGACGAACCCGGAACTAGCGAGGAAGTTCAAAAGGAAAACAAAGAAGAGAAAGTTGAAGAACCTACCGGAGAGAATAAACAGGAAGAGTCGCCGATCGAAATTATCAAAGAAGAGAAAGTTGAAGAGGGGACTGGGCAGCCTAAAGTCGATACGAACGCGGCTAAAGTAAACGAAATACCGGAGCAAAAAGAAAAAGCTCCTGAGAAAAAATTACCAGAAGGTATTGACAAATTAGTGCAATTTATGGATGATACTGGAGGATCTCTTGAAGATTATGTTAATATGAATAGAGATGTTTCAAGTTTATCTGAAGGTGAGCTATTAAGACAATATTATTCTCAATCTAAACCTTGGGACTCTAAAGAAATCTCAGAATACATGGATGACAATTTCACGTATGATGAAGAAACTGAAGAGCCTAAAGAAATTCGCGCAAAGAAACGCGCATATAAAGAAGAACTTCATAACGCACGTAAGTTTTTTACAAATCATAAAGAAAAGTATTATACGGATCTTAAGTTAAACCGTCAAAAAGAAATTCCTGAAGATTATGTAAATGCTTATAATGCTTATAATGAATATCAACAAGGACAAGAGTCTAACAAACAACTTAACCAGATTTTTTTAGAAAGAACAGATAACATTTTTAACGATACTTTTAAAGGTTTTGATTTCCAGGTTGGAGACAATAAATACCGATACAAAGTAAATAATGTTAATGAAACAAAACGAATGCAGTCTGACATTTCTAACTTTATCAAACCATTTATGAATGATAAAGGTGAAATTGGCAATGTCGCAGGCTATCACAAAGCCTTATTCGCTGCAAGAAATGCGGATAAAATAGCGCAGCATTTTTATGAGCAAGGCCGTGCCGACGCTTTAACAGAAAGTGCAAAAGAAGCTAAAAATATTGATATGAGTCCTCGACAAGAAGGTGTCATAGAAACAAAAGCTGGTCAAAAATTTAGAGTTGTTTCAGGAGATTCTAGTTCAAAACTAAGAATTAAACTTAAACAATAAAAATTTAAAAAATGGCTTTAACAACTGGAATAGAACATTTAACCCCTTCGCCTAGCAAAGGGCAATTGTTCCAAGGTAATTATATTACCGATTTCGATTTTACAAAACAATTTTTACCAGACGTATACGAAAAAGAAGCTGAGATTTATGGAAATAGATCTATTGGTTCATTTTTACGTATGGTGTCTGCGGAAATGCCTTCTGCTTCTGATGAAATCAGATGGGTAGAGCAAGGTAGATTACATGTCAAATACGACAAAGTAAGTATGGCATCAGCAGGGGGTACTGGAACAGTAGTATTTACTATAAATTTGCAAGCAAATCCTGATGGTACTGCTTATGCAGCAGGAGCCGCTGGAGCAGTGCGCGTTGGCCAAACTATTATGGTTCAAGGAGGTAATGGTAGTGGTGTGCCTGTAGGGCCTGTATTAAAAGGCGTAGTTACTGTGGGGTCTGCCGCAGCCGCTGGAGATACAGCTACATTTACTGCCATATGTTATACAGCTGCTAACTTTAATGCAGTAACTGGCGCTTCAGGATATCAAAATGGTGATGCTACGGTATTAGTATATGGTTCTGAATTTGCAAAAGGTACAGACGGAATGGACGGCGCAATTGACGCCTCTTACAGCTCATATACTAACAAACCTATTATCTTAAAAGATAACTACAATATCAACGGATCTGACACCGCTCAGATTGGTTGGATTGAAGTTACTTCTGAAAATGGTGCTTCGGGATACTTATGGTATTTAAAGTCTGAGCATGAAACAAGGCAAAGATTTGAAGATTATTTAGAAATGTCTATGGTAGAAGCTGTTAAAAAAGCAGCCGGCGCTGGTTCTGGATTCCCAGCTAATGTAACTGGCTCTGAAGGTTTATTTGCAGCTTTAGAAAGCAGAGGAAACGTATTTACAGATCTTTCTTCTGATACAGATCTTTCTGATTTTGATGTTATCTTAAAACAATTAGATAAAAACGGTGCGATTGAAGAAAATATGATTTATACAGATCGTGCATTATCTTTATCTATTGATGATGGATTAGCTTCTAAAAATTCTTATGGTTCTGGAGGTACTTCTTACGGGGTATTTAATAATTCAGAAGAAATGGCATTAAATTTAGGTTTTGCAGGTTTTAGAAGAGGTTCTTATGACTTCTATAAAACTGATTGGAAATATCTTAACGACTTTGGCACTAGAGGCGGTTTTAACGATATTGAAGGTGTTATTATACCAGCGGGTACATCAACTGTATATGATCAGGAATTAGGTCAAAATATTAAAAGACCGTTCTTACATATTAGATATAGAGCGTCTGAAACTGATGATAGAAAAATGAAAACTTGGATTACTGGTTCTGTAGGCGGAGCTTATACTTCTACTACCGACGAAATGCGAGTTTCTATGCTATCTGAAAGATGTTTGATTACTCAAGGTGCAAACAACTTCTTCTTATTGAAAGACTAATTATTAATGTAAAGACGGGGTATCTTAGGGTACCCCAACTTTACTCATATTTTATTAAATTATATTATGAAAACAACAAAAAAAGTTCCTGTTTTAGAAAAAAAATGGGAAATAAAAGATAGAACATACGTTTTAAAAAATGGTATGTCCCCTTTAACTTACAAAATAAAAAGCAGAGGTATACTTTGGTTTGACGAAGATAAAGGTATAAATAGAGAAATTAGATATGCATCAAATCAAAATTCATTATTTCGAGATGAGCAAGATCAATTTGCAAGACTTGATCACATAATTTTTGAAAACGGGGTATTATCAGTGCCACGTACTCAACCTTTATTGCAACAGCTTTTATCTGTTTATCATCCTCAAAAAGACAATTTGTGGGAAGAGTTAGACCCAGTGCAGGAAGCTGTAGATGATGTAGAAGTTATAGAATACGAATTAAAAGCTATGAGGCTTGTTCAGGAGCTTGATATTGAGCATTTAGAAGCAATATTAAGGACTGAAGTAGGGTCTGAAGTAACCACTATGTCTTCAAAAGAAATAAAAAGAGACTGTTACTTATTTGCTAAAAATGAGCCAAAATTATTTATAGAGGTTGCTAATGACGAAGATATTAAACTTCGTAACTTAGCTAATCGGTGTGTTGAGGCTGGCATAGTAAAATTATCAGAAGATAACACAATATTTCAGTGGGCAACTAACGGAAAAAAAATAATGACTGTTCCTTTTGATGAACATCCTTATGGTGCGTTTGCAAGATTCTTTAAAACAGATGACGGTGTAGACGTTATGAAAGCTATTGTAAAAAAACTTTCATAAAATAACAGGTTATGATTATTCGTTTAGTCATAACCATCTAAACAAATAACAAAAATAATGGTAAGTATAGATAGTGTTTATAAAACAGTTTTAAATATCCTTAATAAAGAAAACAGAGGTTATATTGTGCCTAGAGAGTTTAATACTCTAGCACTGCAAGCTCAAAGTGAAATTTTTGAAGGATATTTTTCTTCAAGAAATTACGCTATAACTAATGACTCAGATTATTCTGATATTAAAAAAAATATAGAAGAAAAAATTGCTGAATTTGAAAACGAGGAAACAATAACAGCCGGGTCGTTTACAAACCCTGCCGGTAATACTACTAATAGTTATTATGCTTACCCAACTAATTTTTATAGATTAAGTAGCGTTGGTGCAAATAACATATCTGTACAAGAAGTTACTAATAAAAAACTAAACTATATAAATAGATCTCCACTTATGAAACCTACAATAAACAATCCTTTGTTTGTTAGGCATGAGGGTGGTGTGGTAATACATCCAACAAGTGGTATATCTAGTATATTAATAAATTATATTAGAAAACCCGCCGAGCCACAATGGGTCGGGGGTACTACGGCAGGGCAAGTTGTAGCAAATACATCTGCAAGTGCATATAAAGATTTTGAGCTCCATAGCTCTGAATTCCCTGAGCTAGTAATTAAAATATTATCTTATGCAGGTGTTATTATAAGAGCGGCTGATATAGCGCAGGTTGCTACGGCAAAAGAACAACAAATAATTCAATCTGAAAGATAATGGCAGAAACAAGAAAACTTTATAACGAGAGAGGTTATTATGCTAAACATCAAGGAGATACTGGAAATATACCTTCAGACTTTTTAGGATTAGGGTATTATAGAAGAACAAGTCTAGAAGATATTATAAACAACTTTATTGTTGCTTATGTAGGCGAAGAAAAAGCTTTATCAAAAATACCAAGATATGAGGTTGATTTTTGGGCACAAAGAGGAATGCAAG